CCGCGCAGGTCGGCACCGCGCAGGTTGGCACAGCTCAGGTCGGCACCGCTCAGGTCGGCACCGCGCAGGTTGGCACCGCTCAGGTCGGCACCGCGCAGGTCGGCATCGCTCAGGTCGGCACCGCTCAGGTTGGCACCGCTCAGGTCGGCACCGCGCAGGTTGGCACCGCTCAGGTTGGCACCGAACAGGTTGGCACCGCTCAGGTCGGCACCGCTCAGGTCGGCACGGCTGCCGCCCTCTCCATTCAGCCAAAGGAGATGCTCGTCCAAAATCTTTTTTAAGTCCATTTTGCTTCCTCCTCAATGTGGGATTTCTATGACCGCCCACACATCGTCGATGCTCTCCGCGCCCTCCAGGCCGGTGATCTGGATGGTGAGCGGGCCGGTGGGCGTGGGGGGCGGGGTGGTGGTCGCCGCCGGGGTCTCAATGGCCGGTTGCTCTGGCTCCTGGTTCCATGTGATTTCAACTAGTGCAACCAGCGCCAGCAGCAGAAAGAGATATGCAATGGTCACGATCAGTTGCTTTCTCATAGGCTAACCGCCACCAGAACAGCCAGCACCAGCGCCGCTCCGGCAATCACCGCCAGTTGCACACGCTGGGCCATCGCCTGCGCCTTCTGTACCCGGCGGCGGCAGGCCCGGTAGCTGTACGCCTTTGCGCGCCTGTCGCGCTCGGTTTGTGCTCCCATAATTTTTTCACTCTCTTTCATTAGTTGAAAAGCTCTGTCTTGAAATCGCTCATTTCGCTTTGAATGGTGCTCGCCACCGCAGTCCGTATCATGTGTACGATGGTTTCGTAGTCAAAGCACGGTACGCCCTCCCGCTTGTACTTGACCAGCCCGCCGGGGCTGATTTTGTATGTAAGCGCCTTGTCCTTGACCGCAATCCCGAAGGTTGCCCGGCCCTCTCTGAGCGCCAACCTTACCGTTTGTTCGGGCCAGTCCAGATATCGGGCCGCAACGTCCACTGGAACATTGTCATATGCTAGTATCTCGTTGTCCGTTGGGATCGGCGGCCGCTCTCTCGTTCTTGGCCTCATGGCTATCCTCCCTCCTTTCGCCATGTAACCGCTCATGCTCGTCCCAAGTCATACCGTAATAGGCCCGGCATAGGTCGTCCATGACGCGGCGTGCATTGGTGAAGCGGTTCTCAATCTCCCGCTTAGTGCTGCTCTCGTTGAGCTGTCCATCTTTGGTCATAAAAAATCCTCCAATCTTGCCAGAGGCCGGAGGATGTGATATACTGTCTCCGATACCTCGTAGCTGCGTTACGTGGTGTCATGCCCTGGTCGGTGGTGGTGCACTGGCCGGGGCGCTTTTTGTTGTGCTCTTAAATTTATGAAACAAGGAAATGCATTGCTATCCAAAAAATCGTTATTGCGGAAAGCACAGAAACCGTTGTCGCATTTATTTCCTCATCAAAGAACCAACAAATAAATATGTACCCTGCTTCAAGCGCCGCAAAAGCTAAAGCTATCCATTGGAACATCCCCGGCCCCCACTTTCGTAATCGAGGTATTTGTTTCCAAAGATATCTATCGTATAGTTCTTAGCAATTTCATCTTGATTCCGCTGGCTTTGTAGTGTAAGTACGAGGTCAGCAATTTCTTTAGAATCAGCCTCAATGATGATCTTCACCCCACTTACCTCCTTCCCCGCCCCGTCAGGGGCGGGCTTTATTCACTTGTTATCGATCCGACGAAAAAGATCATCAACTGTATAGTCAGGAAAGAATTTATTTTTGATTTCAATTGCCTCTTGGATTGAAAATGCACCTTTCCCGGCCATTTTGTTACGAAGAACACGATCGCTAATTCCGGCCTCCTTTGCTAGAACACACTTCTTGATTCCTCGTTTGGCAATTTCGCCGGCCAAGTTAGGATAAACCGCAGTCATAACCTCACCTCCATTTCCGCTTACGGAAATTCTGTCTTTATTATATTCCCGTTTACGGAAACCGTCAAGCTATTTTGCAAATTTTTATTTCCGATTTCGGAAATTTTATTCTTGCGATTTTTTTATAATTGTGATATATTGTTTTCAGGAGGTAAAGAAAATGTGGCTTGACGTTTTTAATGAAATGCGAAAATCATCAGGGATGAGTCTTGATGAGTTAAGCGAAAAATCAGGAGTCCCAAAAGGAACCCTTGCAAAAATAACATCAGGTATTACAAAAACTCCATCTCTCGAAACAATGAGAAGCCTTGTTTATGCGATGGGATACACCCTTGATGATTTGGACAAAAAAGAAAATTCCCCTGCTCCACCCGAAGACGAAGAAGGGGAATTGACTGTTGATGAAGTTGTATCGGCCTTTGTCTCTGCTGGGATTGTTCCAAAGGGCAAGGATCTAACTGATGCAGACCTTCGATTCTTGCTCGCAATTATGGACGCTATTGACCGCTGGTTCGCAAATTAACACCAAAGTACGCAAGGAACGATAAGGGAATTTTTTCTTATTTAGTGCTTTGGTTAGCTTTTCAAAGTTTGGAAGCCCTTTTTCGTTTGGCGTCATCTTGCGCCCTCCTCCCAATTTGAACCTTACCAATATTTTGGTTGGGAATTTTGTTCCCCTTGTTCATCATTATAGAACGTTAGTTCTATTTAAGCAATATGTGTTATCACCAAATTGTGGCAGCTTATTTTCTATATGCTAAGAGATTGCTTCGTTAGAAAAGAACGGATTATTGGACTATACTTATGATATGGTACACCAACCCATGATTGCCAAACAGAACGAGAATCTAGCGACAGAATTGTAATAGGAGGATTTACATATGCTTGACGAAAAAGATTTGCAGGCAATCGCACAGTTGATGGAGAAGCAAAAACAGGACATCATGTCTGAAACGAAGGGCTTGTTGGAACAGCAGAAACAGGACATCATGCACGATGTAAAGGTTTTATTGGACACGGAGGTCACAACCCAATTTAACCTTTTGGCCGAGGGACAGCAGGTCATTATGGACGCCATCACGCCAAAAAGTGAAATCGAGGAACTGCGAAACGAAGTATCCGTGCTTAAGCTGGCGATCCGCACCATGAATCAGGAAATCGCCGAACTGAAAAAAGCGCAATAAAAATACCGCCCCCGGTGCTGGAACACCAGGAGCGGCTCACATAGGGGTGATAAGGTTTGGGTGCCATATCACCCCTTTATTTTATCAGAATAGGGGGAAAAGTCAATGAGAAGAGCGAACGGAACCGGAAGTATTGTAAATCTTGGGCCAAACCGCAGAAACCGATACGCCGTCAGAGTTTCATACCTGGAACGGCCCGGCCTATGGAAGCAAAAATACTTATCCTACCACAGAACCACCAAAGAAGCACAGGAGGCCCTCGACAAATATTTGGCATCTAATATCCCGGCAAAGTCACTCGCCGTTACCTGGGGAGACGTATACAATCAGTGGTCTGCCAAAAAGTATGCAAAGGCAGGAGCCGCCTCTATCGCCAGCTATAAAGCCTCTTGGGGCCGTCTGTGTTCCCTGGAGGGGAAGGAGATATCAAAGATAACGGTAGATGATTTACAGGCAGTCATCGACAAAGATGAAACTGCTGGACTGTCACAGTCCAGTATAAATAACGACAAACTGTTGATGAAAGCTCTTTTTAAGCACGCAATGGAACGTGATCTTGTGGCAAAAGATTATTCACAGTTTGTCGAGGTGCCCATCGTTGGAGCAAAAGTGGAGAAAGGCGCCTTTGACGATATCACCATGAGAAAGATTGAGAAATTGGCGTCCTCTGGATTCCCTTGGGCCGATACCGTACTAATGCTATGTTATACTGGATTCCGAGTATCTGAGTTTTTGGGGCTCACCAGATTTTCCTATCATCCAGATGGGAGCTATTTGCAGGGCGGCCTAAAAACACAGGCCGGGAAAAATCGGATTGTCCCAGTGCATCCTAAAATCATGCCATATCTCGCCAAGTGGTTGTCCAGGGACGGTAAAACTATTATCTGTGATGATGACGGGAATGCAATCCCCGCATACAAATACCGCCCGCTATTCTCTAAAGTTATGGAAGAATTAGGACTTCCTTCCGCCACCCCTCATTGGTGCAGACATACCGCCGCGTCTCGGATGAGGATGGCCGGGGTGGACGAAGTCGCTATAAAGCGTATCTTAGGGCATTCCGATGGAGATGTTACTGAGCACTATACGCACGTAGATGTTTCGTTTTTGGCTAAAGAGCTCCAGAAGGTTTCCTAAGTATTTGTAACTTTCGTCTTAAATATGTACAAATAGAACAATACACCAAAAGTTCTGAAAAGTTGTTACTAATTGCGTATTTGTTAATAATTTTATTGTTTTTGGCCCTTGGATAACATGTAATCTTAATGTGTTTGTAATTCGTAGTGAAAATAAAGCTAGTGATTGCAATGCTTACAGGATTTTTTGTAGCTAGTATGTAGCTAGTGCGTAACTTTCGGTGTAAATATGTGCAAATAGCAAACCGATGAAAAAGTTCAAAAATAGAGGGCGGAGGCTATTGCCCCCGCCCCTTGTTTAGCCCCTCACGATGTACTCGTAGTAGCGGGCCAGTTTGTCCTCCGGTGCGTCCTTGTCACAGAGGAACGATTTTGCCATGTCGGCGTAAAAATCAATCTTATCGCCGACACCGTGCTTCTTGGCTACTTTAACGTAGTCACTATAGACCATGTTGAGGGCCGCCCAGAACTGGATGGGGTCGCACTCAATCCCACGCTGGGCCATGACCTGTTTGGCCTGCTCCAGCGTCCAGTGAGCGCCACGGGTGCCATCCTCGTTGTCCATATGCTTAGACCATTCATCGGCCATCTCCTTGGTGAAAGGAATATAGCTGGAAGATGCCCCATAACCTGTCATATGTTCTCCACCATTTCTGTATGCCATCTCGTCCATGCGGTAGTCATGGTCAAACTCTCTCGGAGTCCTCATTTCACCTTCGCCAGAGATAGCGAATCCGATTTTGTTCATGGGACGATTCATCTCCCGTCGCTCTGTGTATGCGCTCCCATCCTCCCGATAGACCGGGGGGACGTAGGGGTAGCCGTAGTGAGACCGGGGACCGTACATCCGATCATCCCAGTATCGGCTCTCTACCCACATACCGCCATCGTTCCGTGGGGCAAAACGCCCATCAGAGTAACGGCGATAGCCCCGATCCTCCGGCTCCATCATCTCAGAGCGCGGTGCATAACGGCCATTGTCGTAATGCTCCCGGCCACGGCGGTCACGAAACTTATCATCGACATCGTAGTTGTCGTAGCTCCGTCCGTCGTTGTAGCGGCGATTGTTGCCACTGGACATGAGCATCATCCGAGTAGATCGTTTCATTTTGACCCCTCCTTACGCCGTAGGGGCGGGTGCAGCACCGCCGTCAATACTGGCAAGATTGTTACTGGGAGAGCAGCAGGGCTGCCCCAACATGCGGAACGAGCCGCCGGTGGGGGTAGTCACCACACAGACGGAGTAGCGGGTGCGAGTGCGGATGCCGCAGGCAGTCACCTGAGCGCAGTTACGCTTGGTAAGGGGATATAGCTCTGTCCCCGTACCAATAGTAATGTACACAGGTGCATTGATGGTAGTTGTGGCCGGGATGGACTGAGCTACCACAATACAATACTTTCCGCCGTTGTTGTAGGCACCGGCAGGCAGATTGATTTCAAGGTTGCCGCCGGTAAAGGTGACCGCCTGGCTTAGGACCAGGTTGTCGCACAGACGGCAAACAGGCTTACAAGACATAAATTACCTCCAAAAATCAGGGGCGGCAGACATTTAGCCCGCCGCCCCGAAATAGTCACGGCAAAGCCGGAAGATCAACTTACGAGGATTCCTCGTAAGTTTAGCAGCCACAACCGCAGCCGTTGTTGTAGGTCCCGCAATAGGGATAGGGAGCAGGCACTTGGTAAGCGGGTACGGGCATGGGGTTGATGCGCCGAATCAGCTCAGAGGTCTGAGCGTCAGACATGGCAGCAAGATAAGAGTTCTGTGCGGTCTGGCTGGCCTGGAACTTCAACGCCTGATTCTCAGACTGGAGGGAGGCGATCTTATCCTGAGTCAAGAAATTCAGGATTTCACGAGTACCAGCGTTCTGGCTGTCAATGATATCTCGTGTGCTATTCTGGATGGTATTCTGGATGGCGCAGGTGTTGGTCGCCATGTTGTAGTTCACGCCGTCGATAGCGCGCTGGGTCTGGCAGCAGCAGTCCTGTGCCTGAGCGGCCATGTTGCACATCTGAGACTGGACACCGTTGAAGCCCTGAAGCAGCGCCACATTGGTGTTGTTGAAGCCGCTGGTGATGCTGTTGTTCAGGGCATAGGTGCTGTCACAGATGCCCTGCTGGATAGCAGAGATGCCGCGCTCCACACCATTGAAGGCAATGGCCTCATTGACATCGGCACGGGTAGCTAGGCCCTGGAGGCCGGGATCGGTGCTGGCACCGCCACCGCCGAAACCACCGAAGCCGCCGCGGCCCCAGCCAAAAATCATGGCGAAGATGATGATAGCCCACCAGCCATCGCCACCCCAAAAGCCGCCATTGTTACAGTTGCCGCCGTTGGAGTCGGATCCAAGAGCATAGCCAGTCGCAAAATCGTTATCCATTGTATATACTCCTTTGTCAGTTATTACATCGGGGCCGTACGCTCCCCGGATGTTTCCAAAGAGCGGTTTTTTGTCAAGACACCGAAAAACTGAAAAGAAGTGCTCTATTTTATTTCATGGGTATACCTAGTTGTCGTGCAATTTCCTCAACGGAGGTTCCCCTCTGTTTTGCCATGTTTTCCGCAGTCTGGCGAAGCTGCTGCGGGTTTTTCCCTTGAATGAGCCGCATAGCTTGAGCTGCCTGCGGATTCTGTCCAGCCATCTGCTGGAGCATTTGCATGGGATTCCCGCCGTTCCGCGCCATCTGGAGCATGGCCGTCATGGGATTATTCATCGGAGGCATCATTCTTTTTCCCTGCCTTTCCACCAGAAGCGGGCTTTTTCAGCCGTTCTATCTCGTCCTTCAAATTGTTGATGGTGTCCTTCATGTCCATAAATTCATCCAGCGGTGCGAAAGCAGGGGCCGGATTCTCCGTCTGTTGTTCTTTTGCCTGCTGTTGACCATGGAATTCAAACACATCAGCAGATCCGGTATTGGTATTGAAGCGTTTCATATAGACCACATTATGAGCGAGGTCGGGGAAAAACATGGGAGCACCCATGAAGTCAACCGGGACCCCCAGCGCTTCTTCTCTAGAGGCCACAGGACGGCAGAAAAAGGCAGGCTGCGTGTTTACATTCCCCTGTGGCTGAATGGTCTGCGAGGGCTGCTGAGCAGGCTGCTGGGGCTGATATACTTGTGGAGCCGGAGCAAACGGGGTAACAGGATTGTAGGCCCCATAAGCCGGGTATGTGTAATTAGGAAACGCCATACTGACGCGCCTCCCTCCCCGCCTCCAATGCGGTTACGTAATCCTCTAGGCCCTCGTCATCTCCCTGTGCCATGTACCACATCGCTGTTTCGGCGGCACAATCGCGGGACATGCCAGCGGCTACCATCCTCTCGATTAGAGTCATATCCAACACGTCCTTGTCCATAAAATAAGGAGTCCGTGAGGAGGGCGGCGACGTGTACCAACCCTGTATCCTCACGTCCTCCTATTGATATTGTCGCATAAAAAAACTTCCGCCGGGGGACATTCCAGCGGAAGTTTGGGGGCGTTATGTACCTTTTTGGAGGAATCCCAGCTTGTTTGCCGTGAACTCCACCTTTTCAAAGATGAAGGGCAGGTGCCGGTGGAGCGTTTTCCGGTCTATCCCGCAGCAATCGGCCGTGTCAACCTGCGCTTTCCGTTCCAGCAGATAGAGCTCCGCAATCTGCGTGTCGTCTCTCCCCAGATTGGCCTCGTGGATGGAGCGCTTCATTTCTGAGGTAGTCAACTCCTCTAATCTTCCAGGAAATCGAATCAGCGCTTTTGACACGTCCTGCACCTCATTCTTCCGGCGGCTCTGTGGGCAGTTGTTTCAGGGCCTCCGCCAATTTTGTGACGGTTCCATTGCCTCCCAGCGCCTTGTATGCGTGATACATCGCCAACACATTTTCCATCCCATAAATCGGGATGTACTCAAGCTCCATGTAGTGGTTGTACTCGGCAATGATTTCGCGTCTTAGCAGAGCCTGTACCCCATTCATAAGGGCATCGCTCTTCTGATTGTCCGCTTTGATGCGTTTCCGCTCCCGCGCGGCGACGGCCTCGATAATCGCCACCAAGACCACAGCCGCGCCGGAAATCAGTGGGCCTACCCACTCCATGGGCATCAGCCCTCCTTAGTCAACTGCTTATAGACCTGATTGATACCAGTGGCCGCGAGGCCGCTCACAATCCCAACGGCAGCGGCAGTAAGATAATCGCTGGCCGGGAACTCGGGCATAATAAACATGCCGAGAATACCCAGCGCCGCGCCAAATACGCCGCAGATGATGGGAATCCACTTATTGTCCCGTCCAGTGGCCTTGACCACCTGGCCGACCAGAAAGCAGATCACAGTGATAACCGCCACTCCGGTGATGCCCAAAGAAGAAATGTCCATAAATCAACCCCTCCTATGCTTCGATGGTGTGGATGTCGTACTCTTTGGCACAAAGATTCTCGATTTTACAGCCCCTCGCTTCATTCCAGCCGGGAGTGAAATAGGCTACATCAGCAGTAGCCAGTAGCTTCAGGCTTTCGCCCAAATACCACAGTGGCTTTGCTTCCGCCGGTGCGTTTTGGAAAAAGATGTCGATAACTTCGACAGGCTCCCCAAGACTGTCTTTCGCCGCCTGAATAGCGTTGCTCCGCTCTGCCAGAATTTCATCGTCGGTTTTGCCCCGCATGGGCTGAGAAATAAACAACTTTTTCATGCTCCAATCCTTTCTTAGTCCAAAAGTCTAAGCCGCTCCAGCACCACGGCCAGCTCCTGTCTGGTTACAGGGTCTTCGGGTCGGGTACCGTCCAGGATACCGGCCTCTTTCGCGGCCTGCCACGCTTCGTCGCGCTCCTGTTCCCAATCGCTCACAGGTTCATCCTTCTTCCAATCCACGTTAAGATAAGTGCAGATGCCCTTTGCGGTGGCCTCGGCCAGCTTGTCCCGGTACTTGCTATCCTTGAGATACTCCGTGTCCATCTTGTTGGTATGGAAGCCGTACTCAATGAGCGCGGCGGGGGCGTCCGTCTTGGCGAGCACGGTATACATCTCGTGCTTGATCGGTTCGCTCCGCAGGGCCACCCCGGCAGCATGGAAGACGTTGACCAGGTCAGAAGCCAGCACATTGCGCTTCGCCGTCATGGGCCCGGCGCTGGTGTAGATCTCCAGCCCGGACGCGCTCGACCAGCCCCCCTCCCCGGCGGCGTTGGTGTGGATGCTCACAAAGCAATCCGGCTGCGCCTTATTGCTGATGTTGGCCCGCTCCGTGAGGCCGGGGTAGTTGTCCGCCGTCTTGGTGAGCACCGCGCCCACCCCCTGGGCCTCCAGCAACTGCTTGATGCGCTGGGCCATGTCCCATGCAAACTCCCACTCCTTGTATGTACCATCCGGGGAGCCGTTGACGTTGCCCGGCCCGTGTCCGGGGTCGAGGCATACAGTATGCTTGCTCATAGGCTTGTCCTCCTCTTCCGGCGGTGTCTGCTCCGCCTGCTTGAGATACACGCAAATCCAGTTGTGCACCTTGCGGCTAGCGGTGATGCGCTCTCCGCCAAAGTCACACTGGCTGGAGCCGCCCCCATCCAGCATAACGGCAGAGGCCCAGCCCAGCCCGGCCAACTCGTCCCGCAGAGTTTCCGGCGTGGCTGCGTCTCCGGTCCCATCGCCAGAGCAATAGAGGGCCAGACTGCCACCACGCAGGCCAATGGCGCTGCGCCCCCTCTTGCCTCCCTGGGCTGATCCGTAGGAGGGCTTATCCACCGGCTTACCGGAGGTAACGAGGGCGGTCACAGCGATAAAGTTGGCCGCTCCCCCGTACTCGGAGGTCATGCGGATGTCCGGGCCTTTGTCCCAGGCGTAGCCCATCGGACGCCAGGGCGTGCCGGAGAGCATCGCCCCGCCCACCTTAAGCAGCGGGCAGGGGGTGCCGTCTGGGTTCCACATGCCGCCATTGAGCACGTAATGAGCCTTTGTTTCAGCCTTGACCTGAGAGAGCGTCTTGCGGCAGTTGGTGACTCTCAGCTCAATCCGCTCCACGGACGAGAGCGGGATGTATGTAATGAGCTTACTCATTTGATTCACATCCTTTTATCCAGCGATCCCGCTGTTGATTACTGTTCCGGGGCCAGTAGCCCGGCCAGCTCCTGGTACTCCTCCGGGGTGAGCCGGTCGGCGGCGAGATAGACATCCATCTTGTCCTGGAGGCCGTCGGTGCGGCCCCGGTCAATAAGCAGCTTGCAGAGGTTGTATACGGTTGTCATGGCGTCTCCTTTCTCATGTGGCAGCGGTGGTAGTCAGCTCCAGCATACACAGCCGCGCCTCGTGCTCGGACAGCATGTCCAGAGTGATGTCCTCTGCGAGGGGCGGCTGGGGTTCCGGCTCCGGCTCTGGGGGCCGCTCCGTGGGCGTGACACCCACCAGCTTGCCCTCCTCAATCTGGAGGTCACACCAGCCATAGGTCGCCCACACCGCGTCATGGAGGTGGGAGGGCACCTCTATGTAGCCCTCCAGCCAGCAGGCGCGCCGCCCGCTCTGGCTCTGGATCGGGTGCTGGCCGCTTTCCAGAGGTTCTATTTGGATGATGGTCATGGTACTTCACTCTCCTTTAACCAATGGCGAGATAGTAATAAGCATACCCACTGCTATTCAGTTGTTTATTTGCGTTTTCCTTGTGGTACCAGATTATCGTCTTGCCATTATCCGCAACTTTCGCATAGCTTCTACTGGCCGCCGCATCGTCGTAAAATCCTCCACCTTCTGTATAATTCTCAGAAAGAATTGGTGTGTATATCATCGGGCTTTCACTCATTTCTTGCGAAAAATATGTAGTGCCCTCTACCCGATATTTAACCACCCAAAACAAAATTGGAGTAAAGTCAAACGTTATACTGTTCGGATTTCCCTCCCCATATGTCCCTGTTCCGATATAGCTGCCCGTAACTATTTTTGTGCCTACAGGCCTGTCCTTGCTCCAGACCTGGAGCACCCCGTCGAGCGCGCACGCACCGTACACGCCGGGGCTGCTGATAACCTGCCCCTCCGTCACCCAGTCCGCCGCCACGGTGCCGGAGTAGACGACCTCGATGCTCTGTCCGGCTGTGCCGCTCTGGAGGGCGATAGCGTCCTGGCTGCCGTCCACAAAGCTGCCCGCGATCTGGTTGCCGGAGACGGTCAAAGTGGTAACGGTGCCATAGCTAGAGTTTCCAGCATCAGCATAGGCGACTATCAAGTTATTGCCCGAGACCGCACATGCGCTGAGTGCTTTTGCAACGTTCTTGCAAAATTGGAATGCCTCTCCAGATTCAAGCGCATCTGCATTTCTTGAAACAACAATTGCAGGACTTCCATAAATGCTGTTTCCTGGAGGAATCAGACAGACATACTTTTCGCCTACTTGAGATATGCTAATCGGATTTTCTGCATTTCCGCTCCCTCGATTCCAAATGGTCTTTTTCTCATTTGGGAGGGAAATCACATTGTTTGATACTTTTAAAAGGCGAACATGTTGATTCGAAACCTCAGGCGTCGTGTATGTAGTTTTAAAAAATACTATTGCGTCCGAGCCGCTTACACATACATCAGGAACCAAAATTCGGGACTCCTCAAATGTTACCACCTCGCCCCACGTCACCGCATCGGAGTCGTTGATGGCAGCAATAACAGCCTTGCCTTTGGAGCCGTCGTTGTCGTCCGCGAAACAGATACATACGCGTTCCTCGCTTATAGCTGCCGCGGAAATATAACTTTGGGACTCCCCTGTAACATCTCTTGTATATATACTCCCGAGGCTGGAGGAAGACAGCGTATACACACGTACTCTCAGTTTGCTTGAGCCAGCGATGATAGCTTTGTAGACAACCGCTACCCGGCCATTGGGGAGCGTAGCGAATGCATAGTAGCTGTTAAAGGCAGAATCTACTCCAAAACTACCTTTAAAAGAAATGCTTTTGCCTGAAACCGTACCAACATTTACATGTAGCGAACGGTCTTTTAAATACCCTACCAAAAATTGCGTATCACTCAGGCGGGCGGCCATAATATTGGAAGCATTGACATTTTCTATGACTTGCCTATTCGTTTGTCCAACCACTGTTCCAGTATCATCAATCAAATGGACGCAAGGCCAATATGTTGAACCATTTTGATAAAGGTAACACACAACATTTAGATTGTCTGAAAGGCGAAGAACAGAAGTACCAAGAGTAGCCGCCCCGTTATCAAACACCGTCTTCACATTTTCCACCGGCATTGCGCTCTTCTGCACTTTCCCTTCCACCACATCCACCACGTCGCCCGCTTGGATGCTCTGGCCGGAGGCGATGGGATAGGTGCCCTTGACTGCGCTTTTCCCATTGGCCGAGTCTGCCAGCGCCTTTCCAAATTCGGTTTCGCTACCGATGTAGCCACCATCTAATGCTGATTGATATGCGGACTTACCGTCTTTACCAGGAGCACCATCTTTCCCGGGAGCTCCGTCTTTGCCGGGCAGGCCCACCCCGGCAACTTTTTTGCCGTTTACAACGATAGCCATGTGCTACACCTCCACCCATTGCCACATATCCGGGGTATCCGGGGCCCACGTGCAGGGAATCATGTCCCCACCCTCGGCCACCTTGTAGACCTTGCCGTTGTAGCTGTAGTGCTTGCCCCCATAACAGTCCATGCCGTACACCCACGGGATGGGGTCGTCCTCTGTGCCCGCGTGCTCACGGTCAATGGGCCGGTAGATGGCAAGCATGCCGTCGTCGTGCGGAGGCATCTCCTCTTGAGGCGTTACCGCCTGCACCACCCGGTAGAGCTGGCCGCCGTCGTTGAGGATACGGCCCGCCGGGAGCTCCTCTCCGGCCTCTAGAACCGCCTCCCACGTGGGGAACAGGTCGGGCATGTCCAGGGCGTAGGCGTCCGGTATGGCCGTGCTGGTGGCCGCATAGGCCCGCATAGCGGCGGCGTATTGCGGAATTAGTTCAGGTTCCGGCGGTCTTGTGTCCGGGGTGGCCTGTCCTGTTTCTGGGTTGTAGCGCCACCCCTGCTCTACATCGTCCTGTACCTCTACACAGCGCCGTGCAAATGCCTCGCTATACCACTTCTCCGGCGGAAGTGCATATTCCGGGATGATTTCTCGGATAGTGTTATCCTCGTTCAGATAGACCGTTTTCATTAAAAATCACCCCCTACCGTAAATCGCCACATATCCATGCCCACCTCGTCCGCCAGTTCCGGATCTCTTTTGATTGGAAGAGTAATTGCAGCCGCCGCCAGCACCACCGCCACCGCCGCCTTTGCTGCCATTTTTACCATCGGTTCCATTTGCAGACTGGCTGGCCCCGTCTCCTCCATCGCCTCCACCGGTAGCCCCTCCGCTTGCTCCTCTTTCCTTGTTGGTGGTAGCGTTTCCATCGGCACCACCGCCACCACCGCCGGCCATATGTATCCAAATGATATCTACAAGGATGCCATCATTTCCCCGTTGTGTGCTTACCCCTCCACGGCCTGGGGTATCAGTTCTATTGCTGTCCAAATTGCCGCCAGGACGGCCAGGTTGTTCATTTGGTGCACCTTCTCCACCCAGCGCTACAAGCCCGAAAGCGGTGGTACTGCCTCCATTGAGCCCCTTGTTTCCAGAAACGATTTCGTTTCCACCGTTCGGGCCCACTGCCATCCCTCCATCCCCTCCGTAGCCAATAATAATATTGTTGCTTTTGATTATATTGCTATTGAGAAAATGAGCAACAATCACCTCTCCTCCTCCGCCGCCGCCGCCGCCATTTCCTCGGCCGGATTGCTGGCCCGTTTTGCCCATTGAGCCAACGGCTCCGCCACCTCCAGCGCCAATCACAATCACAAAAACATCTGTGTATTGGCGGTCGAACGTATGGGTGTAGCTCCCTGGCGACGTGTATTCCTTTATAAGACTATATCCAATTGAGCCAAGCGCCTGTTCAACACTCGTATCCACGTACCGCTTGTTGGCGGCGTGGTTTTCATTCGCCGGAGGGCCGCTTAAAGTGAGAGGCCCCATCAGAGTCCCGCCAGTCAAAGGAAGATACTCGCCTCCGCCATTCCCCGCCAGCTCGTCTATAGCCTCTTGTACGTTGGTAGCCTCCAGTCCGCTACCCGTGTTGCTGTAGCCCACCTGTTCGGCGGAGAGGCCGCCGCCCTCTCCGTCTTCGGTTACTTCGATGGTGTACGGCCCTTCGCCAAGGCTCTCCCCCATCTGCATCGTGCCGCCGCCTGGTATTGAGAGCCAGGGCGCAGCCGTGGCGATAGCGGCTAACTGGGCGGCGTACTGCTCCAGTGTGGTGCCCGACGGCGGTTCTACTCCCATAGCCTGTAGTGACGCTGCGATACTTGCCTTAGCAGCGGACAGTCGGTCAATTTCTCCCTGGATACTCATGTCACACCTCCCGTCAAATGGCCGCCAGGGCCTCCTCAATGTCGCCCGTCAGGCTCACCGAGCCACCAGTGGTGTAACCCGCAGGGACGGAAAAGGAGGTTGTGGTCAAGCCGTCAATCTCCCCGGATACCGCCCCATTGTTTGGCATGGTGCCTGTGGTGGTCTTGCCCGTCTTGTCCACAAACACCTTGCCAGTCAATACGTCAGCGGCGGTAGCCGTCACGGCGGATACGTCCTGGTAGTTCCCGGGGATGGCAGCTACTGTCACGTCGGACAGGCCATAATAGCCGGGGTCGGGTGTCACGTTCTGTTGGGCTTTGGTAGGCGTGACGGTCTTGCTCTGGAGGTTATAGTTTCCGCCACCGGACACCCCTGACACCGTGCCACTGCCGTTGTGGTAGCCTTTGGGGATGGTATATGTATCGCCCTCTTGGACAGTAGCAGATACCGCTCCTCTGTTCTCAATTCCCTCAATTTCCGTTGCCAGCTTGGTCAGATCGTCCGTGCTTGTGCCGATGCCCAGTTCAACGGCCTTTGACCTGATAGTGTTCCGCGCTGTTTGGATTCTGCTGATTTCAGTTGCTACACTCATACTTTCCCACCTTTCAAATTGTCCCTAACAGGATTTCGATATTGCCTACCGTCTCCTGCACCGCGGCTGCGGTAATGGGGAGCGTATTATCACCCTCGTCAAAGCCGTTTACTGTGTCCACAGATAACGTCCTTGTGTCTCTGTCCAGCTTTAGCCCGTGCCCGATGTTGTAGGATGTACCTCCTCCACCCTCCGGTAAAGGGATATCCGACGCCTCGTACTGGCCGCTATCCGGGTTCCAAATCTCCCAAAACCCATCCAGGCCGGGCCTCGGTGGATGCTGGTTTAGGTCTGTAATGCGCTCCTCCATCTGCTCAAATTCGGATGGTAGAGGAGGTGGGAAAGCGTCTACGGCGTTAATGGAGTCATGGACCGTTGCGTAGAATATATTACTGTGCCGCACCTGCTCCCCGAGTGTACCCCTAACCTGCATTAAATACTGGCCGTCATCAGCCAGCATGGAGGCCGTCAGCAAGGCGGAGTACACTTGCCCGACGCGCTGGAGCTGGATAATATTCTTTTGACCGTCTTTCTCCACATCCACCATTAAGTCCCACTCGTCTGTGAGGTCTGTGGAGATTTCAAGGGCTACAGCCTCATTGTCGCCCTCGAATCCGAGGCAAAATTTAGGCGGGGTGCAGATGTACCAATTTGTCATGATGAGCATTATGTCCCGCCTCCATCCATAGCGACCACCTTGTCCAGAAGGGCATCGATCTCCTCACCGCTGTATTTGCTGGTGTAGTATTCGGTTGGTTCTTCTGCCGCTTCTCTGGCTAATAATTTCCGCTCAAGTGCCGCTACACGCTCCTCCAGAGTCAGTTCCATTTTCTCACCTCACACAATTAGCCGACGGCCAAGCTTGTCCAGAACAACGCGGCCATTTTTATCTTTCACTGGGCCGGAGACTATCTTCTGGGGAACGCCATAATACAAAATAATGCATCCATCCATTGAGCTCCCCCCGTTTCCTCCTGCTCCACCAGTTACAACTGAAGCCTTTTTTACATAAATGTAGGCAGTGCACCGGACATTAAGAGTTTCCGTCTTACTGGTTCCACCTGCACGATTAGACCATTTTAGTTTATTTGTTACAGAAAATCTTACTGACCCACATACTCCAGCGCCGCCACCACCGCTTCCTCCACTTCCGCCTGAACCATACGACGATGCATTATCTCCATCTTTACCTTTTCCCCCGCTTCCACCGCCATGTTGATATGCCTCTCCTTCTGCGTTTGCTCCATTGTATGTGGAGCTTGCGCCTGTATAGAAAACGGTCGCTTTACTGGCTACCAGTGCTGGGCTACCATTTTCTCCGTTCCCTCCGGCACCACCTCCTCCTGCGCCACCACAATCTGCCTCACAATTTGCCTCAGAATCAAACCAAAGAGTATTAACATTACTTCCTGAGGATGTTTTTCTGTCAGAATATCCTCTTTGGCTTATTCCTTCTCCGCCTTTTGCAGTTCCAGCATCCTTACCAGGCTCACCAGGGCCTCCACCATCTCCTCCATCAATTCCATCTTTTCCTGCTAAAGCATATGTTTCTCCTGTAACTGTATCAGTATATCCAAGGTTATTTCGATTCCCACTAACAGACGAAAGTGAGCCAAATGTTGTGACACTTTCCCCTCCATAGCCAGTTGCTTTTCCACAAGAATACGCTATTTTTTGACCGCCCGTGACATCGAGCGACGATTGAAAAATTCTACCTCCAAGGCCTCCAAGGCCTTTCTTTCCGCCTTTTCCTTCTGATTGGCTTCTGAGTGATGTTGATGCCGTAGTTGAGACAAACGTATTTTCGGGCACGGAGCTAGTGTTATTCGAGGAATCATTGGAAGACCACGCAATATTGCCAGGTTGACCATCTTCTCCAGGTTGGCCGCTTTGTCCACCATCAATCAAAACTGCTCTTACATATGTTGTCCCTTCAGGAACAGTCCACTCGCCTGCGCCTGTAAGAACTACACGGTTTTCGAGTAATTCAGTTTCCTCTATTTTTAATGGTACATATCCAACAAGCATCTCCGAACTTGATTTTAATGTGTTTGAGATGGTAATGTCTTCTTTTTCAATGCAAGCCGTAACTGGCTCTTTGTTATATGGGTCCCACGTCAACACACGGTTCCCTGTTGATTCCCCTTTATAGACAACTGGTGCTTGGATAGATTGAGCATGCTTATAGTAATTTTTCATCCGGTCTGCGACAGCCGCAGAGTTTGTGAGCGATACCAACGTAGCATTTTCGACCTTCTTTACATTTGGCTCTTTGGCTGAAACAATATCACGTATGATTTGGCTCTTGTTGTGTGTATACTTTGTTCCAGCAAGCTTTCCGGAACCAGAAGATAGTTTCGCGTAATTGGCCCCACTCTCTAAAATAGTAAAGCCAGATGCAGACAGGTCAAACACAGGATCATCAAATGTAACAATTTTCCCTTCTTCTACAGACCCTTCAAAAAGTGTAGATGACTCACCAGATTTTATATATTGATGTTCCGTAACAATTACTTGGGTTACTTTGGCCGCGTTAGTGACGCTCGGGCCCTGATACATTCGGTCTAAACCAAGGTTTCCGCTAATCCCATCCCAAAGGGCCGCAATCCGAAGAACTCCATTTAGATCAGTTCGAATAGTTGCGCCAATTGCAAATAGAACTTGTGACAAGTTATCCCTTGCTGTAGCGATAGGTAACCAACCATACAATTTTATGTCTGCTAAATTTGTTTTTATCTCGTATGGTATTGTGCCGCATATGGAAGCAAGAAGTTCGGATGCAGTCTCTCCAGAGTAGATTCCTCCATAATGCTGATTTTCAGATAAAAGCCCAATTGCGCTTGTTGCAGATATCTTATATGTATTAGGGCCATTCCGGTCAATGGATTTCACATAAAACACACCGGTCTGAACGTCATCATAAAAATAAACAATTGGAGCGTTTCTTTCAAACTCTGTAATTGTTCTGTCCTCAGTCTCAATTACGACTGATAAGGTATTGGCTTCCAGAGAGGAAGATAGAAGAGATGTTGCAATATGAAGATTTCCGCTTTTAATTTTGTTGCCCTCAAACACTCTGTCGCCATACACAATTTTGTTTTTGTTTGCCATCTCCTATCCTCACTTTTTACGGCTTGACCTGTGCGTCTATCGGGACAAAGCTTACCTCTATTTCTCCCCAATAATTTACGCTACCTTCTACCTTCTCCATGTCTTGAGATGCGCTAGTATAATACGCCTCGTAGGAGATGGTTGTCTGTCCGTCCGCAGCCTCCAACATAACACTATCATCGACTGAGTGTTGGTACAGATAGTCCCAAAAGGTATCCAGCCCTTCGTAATTGTCTCCTCTGCGAAACACTGTAATCTTATGTCCAAGATAGGTTCCAATAACATCACGTATCATTCGACCGGAAAGCACTCGGCCAGCATTATCTCCATCTAGTACATTGAAACTTCGATTATAAGTCGAAATTGCAACATCTGCGTCAAACTCAATGCCGTTCAATTTGATATAGCTCATTTAACCCTCCACCAAATTTACGCCGATACGCTGAACTTCGCTCTGAGTTGCTTGATAAGATACGCGACCAAGCACCTGCTTGTCGATTTCCAAGATAACTGTATTGGAGCCGCCGCCACCATATCGCTGCATCCCACGGGCAACAGCGGCTTCAATCTCAGATGTTGGAGCCTCTATATTTGTCCCGCTCTTTTGATCTCCCAGTACGGCGAGGAACTCTTTGTTAGGCGGTATGACCGCGCCTTTTGCAAGGGCAGGAACGTCATCAATTGAAAGCCTTGGTACTGACATTCGGCCTAAGCCTGATCTAGCTGAATAAGAACTCCCCTTCGTGCTGCCACTTCCAAGCTTAAGCGCTGTACCACCACCTAAAAGCGCAATCCCGGCCAATATGAATAGAGGGTTTAATGTCATTGCACCAATAGCAACTAATGCAATCCCAGCAAGCAGCATTGCTGTAGATACCCACCCAGCCACCTCTTCAAGATGCAGTGTTTCTACCCAACTACGAAACGTCCCGCTTTCATTCCCAACGACAAATCCAGCAATAAGGAGTGCGCATCCACCTAGAAACATAAGAATGTTCATAGTCATTAGACCGATTGCAACAAGCCCAATTCCTACAAGCAAAATTGCAATCGTTACATACTCCATTACTTTTTCAAGGCCTAATGTTTCAACCCAATCCTGCAAATGATCATCATTTATTGCGGCAACAATTCCGAGGCCGAGCACCACTGCACCAGCAATTAGCAAAATAAGATTTCCAGTAGCGGCCGCAATAGCTACCATTACGATGCCTACCAAAAGTATGGCGACAGATACCCATTGAACAACGGTTGTAAGTTTCAGTTTTTCCCACCATGCCATCAGTGTCTGTTCTCCAATTACTTCTGCTGTCACCCCTGCTCCTAGAAGAACTGCTCCAGCAATAACCATAAAGATATTCCCCATTGCCGCTCCAATACAGATGAGGGCAAATCCAGCTATTTGCATTGCAGCTGTTACATAGTCAAACGCGGAATCAAGTCCCAGCGTCTTTGCCCAAGATTCAAAAACTCCACTCTCACTCCCTACAAAGACGCCAGTTGCAATCAAAGCAATACCAGATATAACCATAAGAATATTCCCTAGTCCTGCGCCAATACAAATAAGGGCAAATCCAGCTATCAATAGAGCGGCAGTTATAAACTGGGCTGCTCTAGAAAGTCCAAGCGCTTCCGCCCAATCTTGCATCATTCCGCTTTGATATGCATAAGCCACAGCAACTCCGATCAAAGCTAGTCCAGCCACAACAAGTAAAATATTTACAGTTGAAGCTCCAATAGCAACCATGGCGATGCCGCCGAGTATAATTGCCAATAACACAAACTCTTGCACACTATTTAAACCAAGTGCATCAACCCAAGACTGTAATTGTTCATTTTCTCCGGAGAAATCAATGCCAGCTCCAAGTAAAAGTAAACCAGAAAGAACCAGCACTAAACTCCCTATAGATGCTCCTATAGCTACAAGTGCAATACCACCTAGCATTAATGCAATTGGCACCCAAGCAGATACACTCGCCATCATTTCTTGGAGCCATCCGCTATTCATACCTTCTTGAAAGGCAGAAAAGTCTGGCCCAATATCTTGATTAGAAGATTCACTTTTATTTCTGCTCCCCGAAAGCTGGTTGATTTCATCAAAAGAAGCGAGCGATTTCCCGGCCTCCTCAGCCGCCTCACCCGTTTTTTCAAGTGCTTCTGTTTCCTCATACAGATTTTCAGCGGAGTCCGCAGCTTTCTCTGCTGTTGTACCAAACAGCGCAGCAGTAATCCGGGCGGCCATTGAAATTATACGGGCCAACATATCGACAAAATTTGTAAATGCTGGTATAATGACCTCAATCATCGGTTGAGCGAGCGTCAGGAGAGCCCCTTTTAGGCGTGCAATAGACGCTCTAGCCTCGTCATTTGTTTTAATGACTTTCCCCATCCATTCACGGAACTTCGCAAGAGCTTGTGTAATGACCGTGAATACAAGCGCGCTTCTGATAACTTCACGCATACGAGAAGAAAACTTGCTTGCGCTCTTTTGCGCTCTATCTACTGATTTTGCCATTTTGGCGGCGGCAGGGCCGGACTTTGCCATGTTCTGCTGGAGCCCTCCGGCTTCCTCTTTTGCCAGGTTCAACTTTCCTTCTAAGCCAGAAATTTTGGAATCATAATCTGAAAGCGCTTTTTCAGCCTGCCTCCACTCTTTCTCAATTGCGTCAACCTTTTCTTGTTGCTTTTTCAATTGGGAATCGACCATAGGCCTATCAGAATAGGCACGCATATAGTCATCAGCGGACGAACCAGCTTTCATGGCGGCATTGATAGCATTCTGTTCGTCCTGGAGCATGGATAACTGCTTCCTGGCCTCCTCCAACTCCGCATTTACAACGTTGAGGTTTTCTACTAAAGGAAACCTCCCCTGCTTTTTGGACGTAAGTTGATCTTCAAGCGATTGGATTTTCTTAGCAAGCTGATTCAGCTCTTTTTGTGCTTTCTTATTGTCAATATTGGTTTCAATGACGATGGAGCCGTCAGCGGCCACATTAAACACCACCTTGAGGGGAGAGATTTACATTGGAAGGGTACAAAGAAATCATTATTACAAGAGAAAAATCGCCGTGGGGATGTGCTGTCGACTTCACGGTACTTTTGGATGACAAAGTGGTTGGGATTTTAAGAAACGGCACAACCGTTTCTGCATACGCTCAAGATGGACCCCATACGCTTTCGTTCCAAAAGGGGCGTAAAATCGACTGCTCAATTTCAATCCTCGTATCGCCGGATGACACTGCAAAAGTTGTAAACACAGCAATATCTGGATCACACCTCGTAGTTGAGAGTGAATACGCAACAAACACACCAGAAACCGCTGTTTTCGATAGCGAGAACGCCCCGGGAAAAAGAAGCAGAAAAATTAAGGGAAATGTTGCCTTTGCAGCTGTGATTGTCGTTGCTATTATTGCCGCTGTATCTCTTACTTTTGGGGGCCGCTCTGATAGTCCGTCAAACGATGGCTATAGTCCAAGCCAATCAACTACTACGACCACGCAGCCATCCGATAATTTAGCGCAGAACATCCAGCCGGAGGAAATTACCATCTCCGCCAACAGCTTGTGGGCGGCATATAAGGAGAATGCAGTGAATGCCGATGCGCTGTATAAGGATAAAATCTTGGTTGTGACTGGCACAATTCAAAACATCGGGCAGGATGTTTTAACAAAAGCACCTTGCATTTCGCTCGAAACAAATGACGGTTATGGCCTTTATCCCATACAATGCTTCTTCCCGAAGGATGGAGACCAAACGGATTTGATTGCACAGCTAAAGGATGGAGACTACATCACTATCGCTGGTGAGTGCGATGGAATCCCTCTTGCTCAAGTTCAGTTGACAAAATGCACGATACGATAATCATAGCCGCCCCTCCGGGGGCGGTTTCATTTTGCGCCCGTCCAGAGGTTGACGAGGTCATTCTCCGCCTCGCTGTATGTCTGCTTGATGTCGATGATGTCACGGTTCTTTCGGTAGAACTCCCTGTCAGACTTGTCCAGCGGCTTGCCCTTTGCCTTCTTGTCGCGGATGCGGACGATCTGGGCAAAGAGGCAGTCCCCTATTTCCGCATAGGCCGCGAGGATAGTCCACCAGTGGATGCCGCCCGTGTTGGTTTCGATGTCGTAGTCCACAGCGCGGGCTTCATAGCCCAGCACACGGTTGATAGGGGCAATGATGCGGGGGAAGTCCATAGGCCAGTCCACAAGGTGGGGGCCTTTCTGCTTCCGTGGCTCCTCGCCGCCGTTGATGAATCGAAAAACCTCTTTTATGGCCGCGTCATAGTCGGTCAGCTCGTCAAAATCCACATAGAAGATTTGGAGCACGTCAAGGGCCCGGTCTTCCTCGCTGGAATCGGGGTCGTTCATGGCCTCGAAAATGTCGAGGATAACCCGATAATCATAGCGGATAGCAAACTCCTGCCCGTCTATATCCACGCTTTTTGGAAGTCCATAGCTCATGACGTGCTCCTTTGGTTACTTCTTCTGATACTTCTGGTATTTCGCTGTGTACTTGCTGATGCGCGGGTTAGTAAGCTTCTGCTCTCTGGTGAAAGTGGTATCAATCTCATCCATGACCGCCATCATCAAGTTGCACCAGACAGGGAGGCCGTTGGCAATGGCATAGACATTCATGCCGCCGAAGACAGACTCGCTCACAGGGGCATCGAACACGCCGTCAATAATGCCGCGCATTTCAGCGTCCCGCTCTTTGGCAAACTCGAAGATTTCCTTCTTGTCCACCATCTTCTCGATCTGGGCCTTATAGCTCTCCTGCTTCTTGTCCAGATCCTCAAAAGCGGAGTACAGCCGCTCAACGAAGTTGCTGTCAGTGGGGTTGAACGATACCTCGCACTTGCCATTCAAAGAATATGTAACAAGGCCGGAGTCAAAATTCAGTTCCTTCATAAGTTAAACCTCCACGGTTCCCGGTGTGAATTTCACAGTTCCATCACTAATCGATGCTGTACCAACAGTTCTGGTGCCGCCATATGTAACATCAATTGGCATCCCAATTGTGCCACCGCCTTCACCACCGAGCCCGGACGGCAAAATAGAGCATGAGGAGTATCTTTCAGCAAATACCGCTGTTCCGGCCGTCCCCGCATACAGATGGACAATAAGCATATCTTGATTCATCAAAGCGTTCACGTTCTGATCTTTGATAGCAAGGTTCCAGATTTTTTCCTGTGCTGCGTCATCTGCATCCAACTCACATGGGTCAAAGGTTTGTGTAATGGTTGGTTTCTTCCCGTTGGTATAGGTATTTCCAAAAATATCAACTTTGGTTTCTGTTTGCCAGTCGTATTCGGCTGAACTGTCCTCTACACGCTTACCGATGGGAGACCACGTAGGCGTAGAGCTCTCTCCAGTGTTTAGGTAAGCAATTAACATTTCACGGCCTACGGTCTGGCCCGGCGTAGTATTAAAAGTCAAATCAGACTCAGGCATTGTTTTTCTCCTTTCAAACGCCAACTTCATATGTCAGTTTCATCAAAATCTGGTAGTCTTCATAGCCGTTCTCATAAGCGGCAAATTTAGAGGATTGTGTGGTGGGCTCAACTCGGAGCGCCCGAATCTCGTCTCCCAAATCAGGAAGATTTTTTCTTGCCCAGTCACCGAAGTGGTTCAGTAGCTCGTCAGCCTCCAGGCGCTTGTCGTTGCTGCGCCCAGGCTTAATATGGTAAATTAGTTTGAATTGGTACTCCGCCTGATAGCCGCCCAGGATGAACCGCTTTGTGATATAGGTCCCCTGGATGGTAGACAATGCCATACCGGTCTCGTCTCCCTGGTCAGCGGACAGAAACTCATATTTGATGTCCACCGGCTTTTCCGGGAAGGTATTGGCCCACACCAGCATGGAGCGGGAGATTTTATCCACTTCTTCTGTCGCCGCCAGCATGCGGGGTTTCTCTTTTTTCTCAGAGTTCACGTTTCACCGCCTTATCCGCCGTCCGAATCCAGTTATCCAAATTCTCGGCCTTGCTGGCTTCGAACCAATGGGATTGTGCCTGCGCATGTGATGCTGTATTAAATACAAGGTTTTTGTCAGTCAAGACCTTTGTTGTGCCCTTTGATGCATAACTGCTACCTGTAGCCGGGTCTACCATTAGTTTTCCAAAATATAAGTAGCGTGCATATGGGCCTGGGTAAATCACTTCTGAACCATCTACCCGCGTCCGTTTGTCCAATGATCCGGTAAGCATCGGAACATATGGTGATGTGTCCTTCCGCACCTGGAGTGCCACAGTATGCTCCGCTTTGGTGCACTCCTCATCCAACTTGTCCCTGATTGCCTCCAGCCCTTCGGCGCGGAAACTGAATTTCAGCATTAAACCCCACCAACTTCCCAGTGAGCCATTTCACCGCCGAAGTCCTTTTCATCGACTTTAGTAATATCGTACACACCGTCGTAGTCGGCCTCTATGGTCTGTACCGTCCATTCCGGGTGTATAGCCTCACCCTTGATGAAAAAACTATCACGGGCCACAGAGAGCGTCCATAGGTCGCTTTTATCATCTGCTTTCCAGAACTCGACTGGCCCGACATACCTTCTTTGGATGCCTGTCACACCGTCCAACGCCTCAACCGAAAATGGAATGTACAGGTTGACTGCATCCGCGCTTTCCAGCCCGCTCTTGGTTACATTGGAACCCTTAGAGGCATCCAGAAGGACTCCCCGTAGGACAGTGATGTGGTTCACTGTGGTCTCCTCAAAGGTGGAATGGTCCGTCTCAACGTAGGTGTTATAGACCGTCACAACATGGGGGAACATGTCCATAGCCGCACCCCCTTCCACGGTATAGAAGGCCCGTACCGACCAAATACTGCGCTGCAACAGATGCAAGATGTGTTTGTGCCGACTGCGCCGCTGTCGCGGCCTGCTGGGCACTTTCACCGCCGCTTCGGTAGGTCTTGGACCAGCTACCCACACTCTGGCTTTGCAACTCTCCAGTCTCTCCAGCATTTGCGGAGTTTTTAAGGGCATTCAGGGCCGCTTGCTGGGCAAGGTCGATGCTCTGGTACTGTTCTGCCACGGCGCAGCAAGCCATCTTTACTGCGTCCAGCTCTTTGTTTTGAGCCGCACGGCCCTGCGTGTAGTAGTCCAGAAAGGAACTTGCACGCAGGGACAGACGAGGGAAGTCAGCCATTTGGATAGCCGTGCCTAGATACGCAGCAGTGTAATACTCATAATCTGCGTAAGCCATCAGGCCGCCCCCTTACTTCTTCGCACGGGCTTTCGTCTTAGCCTGCGGCTCAAACGTCGCCCCAGTGAAACTAAATTTCACTACGCTGGAATCATCAACAAGCACCTCGAAGGTATCATCCTTGGTCACCCGGAAGACAATGTCCGCGTCAAACAGGATGTCTTCCTTTGTAGGAGAGCCATTTTTCTTGAAGGTCATCTTTGTCCCGGTCTTTGTCAGGTGAAATGGGAAATAATACCCGCTCTGCTCGTCCGGGGCGTCGCTGAACTCGGTGTAGTTGGTCACATAATGAAATGTGCCCGTTACAGCGCCACTCTCATAAACCTTCAGGTCATCACCCACAAGCTCGGAAACCTGTTTCCCCAATAGGGCCTGACCGCTGGGGAATAGCGTTAAAGTGTCAGACCCTATTAACCCCCCGCCGGTGCGTAAACAGCAAAAGGGAAGGCGTTCTCATTGCCGACGTTGAAGGCGTTGATGGGATTGGGAATCTCCCAGCCCAGCCGCATGACGGCGCGGAGGGCCACCATGTCGTTCTGCATCAGGTTATAAAGGATATTGCCAGTGGTGGGATCTTGTACCACGCCGCTGTCGAAAATCTTGAAGGTCATATCCTGCCGAATGGCGTAGACCAGTTGGCTCCAGTCGCCCACGATAGCTAGGGATTCCTCCGGGTCGTAAGCACCGTTCACTGGGAAGTACATGCTCATGCCGTCCAGCGCGTAGCGGGTATCCCCCTGCATATCGGTCTTGAAAATGGGCTGACCGTTCTTATCCACAAGGCCGCGCAGCTTGGCGCGCATCTGGATAGCCGCCATTACGCCGTTGGGGATATAGCCGCTCTCCTCCACTTTGGCAATCACGCCGCCCTCGCCCATGATGTCCTTGAAAATGTCGCTGGTAGCGTTCACAACAGCGCTTGCGGTAGTGGCAGAAGGGACAAGGCCATCACGCCAAGAAGTCGGCTTGTCCGTGCCGTACAGAATAGCGGCGTCGATGACCTTTCCGAATGCCTCCTGAAGACGGGGCCGCACCTCGCCCCAAATGTCGTAGTCGCTGTCGTCCAGAACGGCCTCGGGGATGGGGACAATAACCGCAATTTCCTCGGCGTAGATTTTCTTCTTGTCCCACGCCATATTGGTGGTCTTTTTCAGAGACGCCTTGGAGTCGGACGCGCCGGTGGTCGCCTCGCCGTTCACAAAGTAGGCGGTGGGCAGGGCGTCCAGCACATTAAGGGTCTGGGTCTTGCTGGTCATGTTGGGCAGCCGCCGGGCCATCCGCAGCACAGCGGACTCCGTTACGGCCCCCTGGATAATTTCACGGGTTACGGGCTCAGGGATAAGCCCAGAAAGTTTGCTTCTATCGATAATGTCAACAGCCATTTATGTTCTCCTTTCATTTCAGTGCGCCCCGGATCAGGGCGTTCATTACATCGTTTTCTCCTGTTTTTTGCTTCCCTCCGCCCACTGGAGCAGTCCAGTCAAAGGAAGTCTTCTTGCGGTCGGCGGTGAGCGCGTCCACGGCCTGCTCAAAGGTGGTCTTGTCGTCCACCATCTTCCCTGCCTTGAAGGCGATGAACTCCGCCTCCTCGCCGGTCAAGCCCTTTTTCAGGACATACAACTCACGCTTCAACTGGTCTCTCTCCTCTTCTGCGGTTGTCAGCTTTCCGGAGAGAGTATCCCTCTCGCCATTCAGCTTGTCCCAGCGTTCTTTCTCTCCGGCCTGCCCGTCCTTCCAGGTGCGGTAGGCGGTCATCTCTTCTTCGCTGGGCATACCCTTCATGGCTTTCGCAAGCCGCTTGCCGATCATGGCATCCACTTCCTCCTGCGTGAAGGTCTTCGCAGGGGCGGGCTCCGGCGCAGGGGCCTGGGTAGGATTATTGATAGGTTCGCTCATAGTAGTTACCTCCGTTTATTGTCAGGGCCGTCGCCCTGCGGTTTTACGCCTCTCGGCAAAACAAAAAGAGCCATCAACCACCGAGGAATCCTCGGAAACTGATGGCTCTTGGCTCACAGGCTCTTGGCTCTATGCGATATTTACTTCCATGTCGTGCTTACATGCCTTGCATCGAAACGGCATGTGCTCTACTTTGGTATCCGGTCGAACCGGGAAAAGAGCTTTCCCGCAGTACGGGCAGCAATACCATGTTTTCCCGTTAATTTCTTTTATCACGCGCTGCCCTCCACAACATACCACTTGCACTTCTCGCAGACTTCATTTGCTTTATCTACGTCAAACGGCTCTATTGCAAGCTCCATGTCCATCTCGTCCTCCCGAACTTCTTGGACCTCATAGCACTCTCCATATAGGATTTCTCGCCCAAAAAGAGGGCAAACGCATTTATCATTGTGATTTTTCGCCATATCATTTCCCCTCCAAATAGTCCCGATACTTCTTTCTCAGCTTTTCCGGGACCGCTGTTACAATCTTCCCGTCAACGCTTAAAACTACATAACCGCTATCTGCCAAGAATTTCAATGTATTCCGGTCAGTCTGATACAAAACTAACCTGCTGTTATTTATGATACTCTGCGACGCTTCAATCGTCAATGCAGATCTATCCGGTTTCATCGTAAGGTTATTTGCAAAGTGGTCTGTCACGCCGCTAATCTGCGGCGGGTCAAGCTGCACCTGATATTGTCTGGAAGAGAATTTACCGACAATTTTTATGTTCCCTTGATATGATTCCAGCCCGGAAAATTGTTTTATGCTGGTTAGCTCTTCCGGATATTGAACCTGCATTCTTTCTCTTTGTAACGGTAGCCCCGCCGCCTCGCTGAACGATTTGTATTCCTTATTCATCCGCCGGATACGGGCCGTCACTGCCTGGGCATCCTCTGTCAGACCTGCGGCCTTGTATGCGGTCTGTTCTCGCTTCAGCTTGCGGATAGTTCGCTCGACCTGCCGTTGCTTCTGTGTGGCCTCATAGGCTGTATAGTGTTTCTCCTCGAAGTCCACATCGTGGCCGTCATCAATGTGAGCCAGCTCCTCGTCGGTATAGGTGCGCCCCATCACTCCGTCCACAAATACAGTCCTAATATGACGGCAGTTGGATCCTTCCAGGCCATCCACATAGCCAAGTCCGCACACCTCGTAGATGTTCGGATACTTGTCCTCGGCTCTGACAGAGTACACACGGCCCTGCCATGCCTTGTGGTTTTGCCAGCCAATACCCTTGTCCCGAGCCCCGATGTGGGCGGACACTTCAAAATAAGGTGTTTCTAGATACTCTGCGCTCTGCTCCGTGTATTTGGCACAGATCTGGGATACGCCCGTCATCACCGCCCTGCGGGCTGCCACGTCAATATGGTCCCGGTGTCCGCTCTCATAGTCCACCATGCGGAGGCCGCTTTCTGCCAACTGCTTGACAGCGCCCTTGATGGCCTGATTATAGGAGATAGCCCCGCTCATGACCTGCATCTCCGCGCTGTCCAGCGCCCACTGATAGGCTTTTGCCGGTGCTAACATCGTCCGCCCATTGTCCACCAGGAAGCCCATGGAGCGGGTCAGGTTTGACAGCTCCCCGCGTGTCTGCTCATAGATGGCCCAGGTATCTTCCACGCTCACCAACGTCTCTGGCTGGGTCACGCCCGCTAGGTCAATGAGGTCGGTATAATATCGCTGGTTCCGCTCCACCACCTCGTCCAACAGCTTGTCCAGTTCTTTCCGGGAGATGTTGGCGGTTCGCTGGATAGCTTTCTCAATCTCGCTCAGGTCTATGCCATGGGAGCGCAGCACCCGGATGTCCTGCACCGTCACCTCGTTCAGTTCACCAGAAATTTTCAGTCGAGAACATATCTCTTCAAGAATCGTCGCTTCCAGACTGCGGTACAGTTCGGCCAGATCTTCTGGGATGGCATCGAGAATCTCTGGGGTGAATGGATACCTCATTCAATCTCTTCTTCCTCCTCGTCCGTCATATCCTCCATCTTTGGCAGCATCTTCTTTGCCGTGGCCTCGTCCTCGTTGTACCACTTCATGCGGTACTCCCAGTCGTTCATAATGCCCGCCGCAAGGTCCTGCCGGTCATTATTTCGCTCCGTGGTCTTGTCCTCAATAATGGAATCATCAAAATCAATAGTCACTTTAGCTTCTTCGTCCAAACCGGCGTTCATGGCTGCATTACCGAGCCGAAGAATGATATGACACAGCTCTGTAATGGCCTGTTCCAAAATGATTTCATGCTTCTTGATGGTACGGAACATGGTGCTGTTTTCACTGATGACCTGGGTGGCTGTGGTAATGTTCCCCTGGTCGAAGCGGTAATGGTTTTCTCCAAAGCCACACTTGCTGGACAGTAGATTCAGTTGGTCTTGGATGCCCGTGTTGTGCTCCTGGGTACGGAGTGTCATGTCGATGGGCGTAATGACCGCACCGTCACTTACATCCTCCGGGAGTACATAGTAAGCCAAGTCGTCCGGGTCAAAAAATGGTTCTCCGTCGAGGTCTTTGGTTGCAGACGGCTTGACCATGATGCGCTTTTTCCCCAGTACAAACTCATTTACATAGCTATCATAGGCCACATCTACGCCCTTAAGGGCATCGATGGCATTTGCATAAACAGAAATCCCAAGCGGGGAATCGTCAAAATTGTTGGCGATATTAGGCCGGTCAATAACAAACTGCCTCTGATCTGAGCCGGTATGTACCACAGGAGGGACCATCTCAAACCCCTTGACACCGGATAAGGCCAGTTCGGCATCCACATTATCGTTGCGGTAATGATAGATGCGATTCTCAATGTCGTATAAGCCATCTACCTTGTGATGAATTTGGAGATAACAATAATCCTCACCGTTGACGGTCACGATGCTGTCAAAGGCGCACTCCGTAATAATCCCGTTCTGCCACGCCAGCGGCCATATATGCTCTACTGTCACATAATCCATCACAATTCCGTCAGCGCTACCAGGAACAGGGCCTTCTTCTGTGGCCTTCATTCCCACTACACGGGGAATAAACGCCACCGTCCCGAGCGCGAATGCCTTCTCCTGCATTTCATTTGACTTGACCAGAAAGTTGTTTTCTTTGAGCACATGGTCAACAAATTCCTGTTCCCTCTGGCCCTCAATGGTAATCTCCACCTTCTCGTTCATCAGAAGGTTTGCCCAATCTTCCGGGATCTTCTTGCCCATGTTAAGCGTGAAGCGCTTGCATTTGACCATGCTCGTGCCGTTTCTGACCTTGTACCTGTGGAAGCCCTTCACGTCGCCCACATACCAAGATTTCCACTCCTGTACTTTGCGGTAAAACTCCTCTGGCACGGTGGAGTAACCGAGCTGTTTTAGTTTTTCGGTAATGTTCATGCTATTACCCCAACACCAATTTCCAGAAAAGTAACTTTATTAAGAATGCAAGTACGGCGACAAACACTATCAGCGCAACTATCTTAATCGCATCTTTCCATTCCATCATGCTGTTACTCCCATCCTGCGGAATATTCGTTCCAAAGCGTACCGTGTAGCGTCAATCAGGTGGTTATTCTCATCAGGATAACCGCTGATGATTTCTCCATCCTTATTTCGCTCATACTCATAATTCACAAACTCGTTATATGCGTTTGGTGTCCTCCGGCGGTCAATAACAATCTTCCTCCGCTGGAGCCACTTCATGCCATATTCCACGCTTCCAGGGCCTTTGATTGCTTCCTTGGCCGGAAGCCCCATTGCCCGGTAGTCCGCCGCTGACTTCGGCTCGGCGCTGTCGCAGGTAATGTAAGCATCCTTGTATCCTTTGGATAGGATCAACTTTGCGCTCGCCTCGTTGGTCAGCTTATTTTGGTATATCTCGTCCATTAGGTATATTGTCTCTCTAGCCCGGTCATAGTGGAGGCGGATAAAGGCAAATGGGTCAGGGAACCAGCCCCAGTCCACACCTTGATAGATACGGTCAAAGGAAGCGAACTCTTCGTCCGTGATTCCCCTCAACTCCAGATTCTCAAATACGTTGCCGCCAGTGCCGACAGCTTCGCCCAAGTATTCATGGCGGTATGCCCGCTCATCCGTGGATTTCAGGTGCTCTGCCTCTGTCAGAAACTGCGCCCCCAGCCATTCGGGCGGAGCCTCCAGATATGTACTCTTGTGGCACAGCCGGTCTGCCCGTTCCTCCAGGCTGTCCTTGTTAGCCCAGTTGTCCCGGCTGATGGGTGGATTGTAGCTCTCAAAGTTCCAGAACTTCGACCCGCCGCGCATGGTAGATTGTAAAATGGTTCTAATCTCCGCCCGACCGGAAAACTGATCTTTTTCTTCAAAGTGTGTTACAGCGATATATCCGAACGGAACCTTGATGGACTTTATTTTCATGGGGTCATCAGCGCCCCGGAACATGATTTTCTGCCCAGTCGGCTTATAAATCAGCTCCATAGGCTGAACCTTAGCGTCCCAGTATGCCGCCATACCCAGATCTCCGATTGCCCATAGATATTGTGCATACACGCTGTCCCGGATGGTGTTCGCCACTTTGCGAAGTACCAAGGCGTGGGTGTTTGAATTGGTCAGCAAGATAAGCGGCACCAGCAGGGAAACGCAGGAAGATTTAAGCGAGCCTCGGCCACCAGACAAATCATAGTGTGTGTGTCCGTGTTGGAATACGTCACGAGCCAGTAGGTGGAATGCAGGTCCAAGGACGGACGATAAACGAATCTCAGACATCTATGACCACCTTAACCTCTTCGCTCTCATCGTCCTTCCCTTCTGCCTCCCCTAACAAATCAAACAGCACCTTTGCCGCCTTCGCGTCGCCTTTGACTGCCTTTACTGTTAGGCCTGCAATGATCGCCATCTGGTTATCCACGTCCTCCGGGTCAACGCCATCATGAGCCAACTTGTTCCACGCCCGCTTGTCCGCCACCGGGAGAGAGAGGTACAGGTCTGCCGCTTCTCTCAGGCTGCGCTTTCGCCGCCGTGACGCGCCGGATGCACGGCCGCCAGAAGCTCGGATTTCTCTCTGTTCGCTCTCTGTTCGTTCCTCGAACGGGATAAGATTCTGTTCATTCGGCATGTCACCACCTCTCGCCTAAGTAGAGTCTTCAAATCCCCCCACCGCCACCGATAGAGCGCGTTCTCTCTTTTTCTTTCTTTTCTGGGGGATTATAGGGGGTAATAGATAGGGGGTTATAGGGGGGAAGGAAGAGGGGGAAAAAGGGGGCGGTTTTCTTTCTTTTTCTCTCTCCCGGTTTGCTAGCATTTGCTAGACTTTGCTACATCGCCGCCTACTGTCGAGCGCTGGCTCGGATACGGCCAGCCGTCACAGCCTGTTAAGCGATACACCCGTGTGGGTTGATAGCCTCCCCCGTCTCCTGCAACTGCAGGGCGGAAAATATTTTTCAAAATATGTATTGACAATGTCATATTTTATGATATAATTAAGTCATAAAAAGTAAAAGGAACAACATAGGAGGTAAAATCATGAAGCATTATGAATACTGTGTTTCCAAAGATGGCTGGATGATGGGTGCTTATATGGACGACAAGAAGGGCGCTGAGGATTGTGCCGCTCGTTATGCCTCCCAGTATCCTGACAGCAAGGTTGAGATCAAGGTCAACGTTTATGACGAAATGGAATACCGTTATTTCAAGGAGGTTGGCTGCTGATGACAAACAGAGAAGCATACGTGTTCGGCTGGGTGTTCGGCCGGCTCAATGCGGCGGCATATCCGCAGGAGATCGGAGGGGATCTCACCCTTGCCGCTCAGCGCCCGTATACAGCACTCGCCAGAGTCATTTCCGACGCTCACCGGCTTGGCCTCCTTAAAGGGGATCTCGACCGGCAGGTTGCCGAGGCGCTTTGTGAGATCACCAGCATTGACCCACCCGTGGAGGGAGGGTCTGAAAAGTTCCAGCCCCTTGAAATGCAGGGGGCTTGGCAGTTAGGCTATTTTGCCGGTAAAGGCAAGCGCACGCTTGCGTCTGTCGAGTTTGATATTGCGGCTGCCAGGAAGTCCAAAGGCTTGACTCAAGCCCAGCTTGCGGATGCGATGGACGTTAACCAGGCCGTGATATCCCGCTGGGAGAGCGGCAAGGTCAGCCCCAATGCCGTGAATTTGGACAAACTGAAAGAAATTCTGAGCTAATCCTGCCGCCCCTCCGGGGGCGGCTTTATCTTTTGAGCGGGTGAGGATTTGCACCTCACATGGCGCAGCTACGATCGGGGCGACGGCCTTACTCGTCAGCAAGGTGGCAGCACGTTTTGTCCGTCCTCGTTGCCTTGTTTACTGTCTACCTATTCCAGCACCGCTCATATCACAGATCGCCTCCGTGTTCTGTAATCATGAGGCATCACCCCCAGTCAAGAGGCTCTTATTGGTGCCACCGCCCGCCTAATTCGGCGAGGAGCGGCATATGTGCGCTTCCCGCTTAGATTGTCACACCCTGGTCTCGGCGGCGACATCATGATTAGCCACTCGCAGGGCAGTTTTCAGTGGGATAGCGCCGGGGCAGGTCATAGCTGCCACCGCTTCCGCCTCCATGACAGGCGGGCGTCATGTCCCTTCTCTGGGGCCGTCAGACGCTCTAGGCTACCCGGTATAGTGTCTCTCCACAGCCATTCGCCGCCAGAGGGGCGCGACCCCTCGTGCCCCGAATAGTGGGGTGGTTTTCAGCCTGCGGCATATTGCACACAGAGGGGGTGGCGGCAGATACACCGACGCCACCCACTCTACGTGAAGGAGGAAAAGGGGATGGAAAGAGAATGGGAGCGCAGGGGCACACGCTCCCACACTCCCATTTTAAAGTAAGATTCTTTCTTTGCTGTCCAAAAAAGGACAATTTAAAAAATTTTACCTGAAATTTGTTCGCCCGGTTAAGTAGTCCAAACTTACCTCATAGTAGTCGGCCAATGCAATCAAGGCTGTCATATTAGGACGCGCCTCCCCACGCTCATACTTTCTTACCGCACCACTCGGTAGACCGCATAACTCCGAAACCGTCACCATGCTTTTGACTGGTCTTTTCTCTTCTCTTAACCGTCGCAGCCTCTCCGGGAACTCGTTCAAGGGCTATCCCTCCTCATGCTGTCCGCCCTCCCCGTTATGGATGTTGCCGATGACTTCTTTGAAAAGGATTTCTTTGGTCATTTGGCACCTCCGATGATCTCGTCCAATGTGGCCCGCCTTATGCTCCTCAGCGTAGGAAACGTTTCATCAAGGTTATCAAGACTGCCCTTATAGTTGTCTTCGTCATCATACATGTAAAATGTCTGTCCCACTATATCAACGTATGCCAATGTTTTAACAACTGGATATAGCACTTTGATAGCCTTCGCCCTCTCCACCTCCTGCTCCGTCCAGCGTGGCTTGCGGATGATGCGGTCTGGGTGGTTGATAATTACAGCCAAATCATCCTCATTGTAGCAAGGGTTCCAGAGATCTCCCGTCTTATAATATCGCTTCCCGTCTGCTCCAATTTTGAAGGTGCCTCTATTTACCTGATTTGCGCCGAAATCGTATGTAAATTCTTCGCCTACCTCAACACCCAGCACCTGCGCAATTCTTGGTTTATTCACTTGTTGTCCTCCTCCTTGATTTTCAGGTACTTTTCGATGGCTTCGTCCAGGTTGGCCTCCCCCTTTGTGTATGGCACCCAGCAAGTGCCGTTCTCTTTCTTGTGTTGGCAATCCTCGTTTTCGTCCCAAGCGCAGCAGGGTCCGCCGTAAGCACAGTCGCAGCACATACCTTCTATGGCGTTGGTTTCCTTATGTTTTGCCGCCTCCGGCACTCCATCCCGTTCCATACAAAGTTGCTTCATATAGTCCCTCACAATAATTTTCAGGCAGACTATTACCGGCGAACTCTTGTACTCCTTCATTCCTCCGCCTCCCACTGTTTCTTCATGTCTTCGTATAACTCTTCCATCTTTCGATTCCACCCCTTGAGCTTCCATAGGACAAGCAGGCCAAGCGCCATCCACTCCACAGCAGCTATGATCGTCAGAATATCAGCCATCCTGCTCCCTCCGTAGTGCGGCCTCGGCAGCGTTGCGGGTTAAATAGACCTCAATTTCTTTTGTTCTGGCGTGCCGTTTCTGGCAGATATCGCAATAAAAGCTATCCACGATGTACGCTTTTATTTTTCCGTCTTTGTCCGTCTGGGCCAGTTCGCGGAGGCGGTCAGGCGTTATGCCAAGGGCTTGCCCAGCCAACTTCAAAATAGTATCCTCACTAAATGCTCGTTTGAAGTCCTCCGGCTCCAAGCCAGCCTCCTCATAGGCTGCGAGGCGGTCAACGTGCGGCCCGTAATCTTCTCTTCCTTCGGCATCGATAGCTACAAACCATTTTCCACCACCATGCCCATTGTCACACCAGTATGTCAGTCTCTCCATGCTCACCCCTCCTCCGGGCCGCGCCACTTAAAGCAATCGTCCACATAAAATCCGGGGCATTCTGCGGTTTGTCCATTTTCCCCTACTGGTGGCAAATCATACTCACAAAGTCCGCAAAGGTCTATTCCTGTTGTCTCCAGCCGATATTGATTCACCACAAATGTCAGATCACTGACCGCCGCATCCCTCTCCCGCTTCACCTGCTCCAGCTCGGCTTCTTGCTCTTGTAATAGCAAGTGCCTCCTATCAAGTTCTTTCGCCTGTCGAAATACTAAGTCCACATTACTTTTTAGCCCGGTCCACAGCTTCTCGTTTTCGGCCTGGAGCGTGGAGAGGGCGTCAGCCGCCTCCATACACAAATCCATGATTTCCAGTGTTGCCTTGTCCTTGTACAGGCTTTCGGTTCGCAGCCGCTCAATCAGCTTCTCAATGTTCATCAGGTGTCCTCCTCCGCTGGCTGCTGGAGCCACTCCAAGCATTCTTGCACCTCGCTCATTTGCCAGCCTTCAAAGCAAAGCAGATGCGCCAACTCCTCGTCGCTCATGGCCCGGATGCGGTCGGCGTTGGACAAAATTCGTCCTGGTTTGTACTGAGGGCACCAAGAAATTCTGGCCGTTGTACCGGCGTTATTGCAGTCATTTTTGCAAGTAATGCAAATCGTTTTCATGCGTTTTCCTTCCTCTCCGGCGGCCCATCAAAAGCCATCCAGTATTTGTCGTACAGATCCAGGCTAAACGGTTTGATGTGCTTGCAGTACAGATATCCATCCCTGCACCCCTCTGCAATCTCCAGGCCGCCCCATTGGAGCTGAGCTATCCCTGCTCCCTCAATATAGATTGCGGTCTCCTGGGTGATGGATTCCAGCTCTGCACGTGTGTATTGGTGTCTCATGGCGATACCTCCGGCGGGCGGCGGTAAGCAAGCCATGTTTGGCCGTATAGTTCTTTATTTCCGTAATCGTACTGGTCAAACGCCGACACAAACAAAGCCTTAATATCGTCAACGGTATGCACTAACACCCAGCAACTTTCCCCATCTTCCAGCTCGACGATATATACAGGCTTTGCTATCATATTGTCCAGCTCATTCCATGTCAGCGGCTCGTTCGGCGGGGTGAGGGTGGGCATATGCTCAACGCAGTACATTACCCGTCCCATCAATGCCTTTTGTGCATCGGATTTTGCCAGTTTATTTGCAATATTTGCAATCTCCAACTCGAGTAGCTCTCCATCAATCGCCCTTTCCATCTTTCAGCGCCTCCTTAACCATGCGTGGGCTTCCCTTTGTGGGGATTTCTTGCGTTGGCAATAAAAGCATCCATAATAAGCGTGAGACGATTATGTTTGACTTCGCCATTTCCATCGATATAAAAGTTTTTCATGCTCCACCGCTGGAGTTCTCGACCAAATGGATAGTCTACAACTACGTCTTGCCCAATTAGGGCTATAAATTCATTTTTTGTCATTGTTTAGCGCCTCCAGTTTCTTTCTCAGTTCTTCCAATGCCATCTGGCTACGTGGAGTCCCACACCAAGGGCAATAGAACCCTACTGGTGGAGCGATCGAGGGTGTCTTACACATCTTGCACCCCGGCCACACCCGCTCCACCTTCTCCCGGCTGACGGGGCGGAGGGCTTTCAGCGCCTTTACAGACCATCGAACGGCCTCCATACATTCAGGGCTTGCCTTCCGGCCTATCCCCTCCAAATATTTCAGGCAGTCCTCTCGGTTTTTAATCGCTTCTTCCAGCGTCATCCCATCCCCTCCAGCATCTCCATCTCCTCCGCGCTCAGAATCTGCGCGCGGGCGTTCCAGGCGAGGCGGGCGGAAGCTTCTGCCCACTTCTTTTTTAATGCCCACCGTCTCAGTTCCATCCAGCAATCCCGGCATTTAATTGACGCCAAATATCCCATATCCCCAGACGGGACTCCGCGCTTTTCAAAGCAAACCATGCCGGCTTTTCCGCCACACATACACGGTATCAGCACCCCCGCATCCGTCAGCCTCTTGGCCGCCTCTTTATTGCCTAGCAGGGCTAATTTGATATCATCCATGTATAATTCCCCTCTCTATGTCCGCTATGGCCCGAAAGATCGGATAAAACTGCTGGGGCACTACGGCGTTTCCGAGGCATTTAAGTCGGTCCACCCGATTGGGAACCCCATCAACCACTCGACAAACACCGGGTTCAGCTGGCCACCATTCCCCTGTGACATATTCCGTTGCTGAAAGTTCCCTGTTCCGCCACATAGACCGGCTCCCGTGGTCGGTGTCGGATAAAACATCACAACGCCCTTCAGGTTGTGCTTTTTCAGGTCGTGCTCCGCCGATTTGCTCCCGGGCGGGCCGCTCCCTTTGCAGTCCGATGCTTTCGGGGTAGGCCACATCTTTACCATCCCGCTCAAGTTTGGTTCGCCCCGGCTGTTGTGATAAAACTCCCTGTTCGCTGAATCTGAAGCAATCGGAGTTTTCCAAAGAATAGGTTCTCCGTCCTCTCCCGTTATGTTTTCTTTCCAGCGCTCTACACCCGATAATCGCGCATCTGTCGCGCCTGTGCGGGGCATCAACGGCACAAGCCGGAATAATAAACGCTTGGACGGCGTAATCCTCGCTTTCCAGGTCAGCGCACACCTGGTCGAGCGCCATATTGACGATCCCAGCAACGTTCTCACCAACGACCCAAGCGGGCCGGAGTTCTGATATAACTCTAAGCATTTCAGGCCAGAGGTAACGGTCATCCTCCTTGCCTCGTCGCTTCCCGGCAACGGAAAACGGCTGACAGGGGAATCCGCCCGAAATAATGTCAACTGTTCGCAGTCCTGTCTTTTCATAGAAACTCTCCTTCGTCAGCGTGCGGATGTCCCGCCAGCGCGGCACGTCCGGCCAGTGTTTTTCCAGCACGCGGGTGGGATAATCCGCCCACTCGCACTGTCCGACGGTGGTAAATCCGGCCCACTCGGCGGCAAGGTCAAGTCCCCCGATGCCGGAGAAGAGGGAGAGATGCGCCAGTTTCGTCGCCTCGTGGTCGCCCAGCAGGGCGCGCGTCTTATCGTCCATCGTTCGGCACCTCCTTGACTGCTTTCCAGCGTTCTTTGCGGCTACACGTTCCGCCGGCCGCATCACAAATGCTCTTGGATGAGCAGCGTTCGCATGGCCCAGCCTTAAAAAATTCTTTCATGTACATCGCGGTGGTCGATATGCTGTATCCGGTTGCCTGTGCTATCTCCTCCGGCCCATTCCCGTCCAACGACATACGTTCCAGCAAATCACGGGATGGTCTGGGCTTTTTTACTTGGGTACGTAGGAGGCAGCCAACTCTTTTCGGGTTGCAGTCCGGCAGCGGGCACCGCCCACAGAGTTCGGCCTCCTCTGTATCCCGCTCCGTAATCCTGCGCTCCGCAATAGGCTCCATCGCGTCCAGACTGCGCCAGGGTGCCACCGCTCCGCTGATGCCGTAGGGATCTGCGGTTATCACGGCCTACACCTCCACCACATGGATTCCGCGCCCGGCCATGAGCTTTTTCTTCAGCTTGTATTCTTTGGTCTTGTAGCCCTTCACGTCCTCCACCACGACCTCCCATCGGGTGTCTACACCCTCTTTGACCGCCCGGCGGTATGAGAAGTCGGCCCGGTACTTGATGGCCCGCACACGCTCACCCAGCGACGTGGTGAACGCCTCCTGGAGGGTGAACTCCGGCTGGAGCTTCAGATCCCGAATCTCTCCGGCACAAAGCCGAAGCATGAGCTGGTCATACCGTGCGGCCTCTTTCTGGCTGTCGAATGTAATGCCGTTTCGCACGGCCTTCTTGTTGCCGTATTTATTCATTCAGCGCCTCCAATGCTATATCGATTGCAGCCGCAATTTGTTGATGTATTTCTGCAAATTCGGAGTCCGTTTTTGCAAGGGCCTTATGTTTCATAAGCAGTCCATTTAGAACAACGTATGCCCCAGTCCTATCCATGTCCATCTCTGGCTGCCTCCCAACTATATCTCTTTGTCGGATTTCCTCCCGCGTCGTAGTATCTCCGTGATTTGGCGTCGAACATCAACGGGATTACCTCGCGGCTACCGGTCTCTCTGGCCTTGATAATCCTGATCCTGGAGTCAACTTCGTCGGATTCCTTTGCCCGCTCAACAGAAAAAACATTATCAGCGAGGTTGGTAATCTCCGCCGCTCCCGCAACGTCGTCTGCTGTCAGTCCCCGCTCCTCTCCAGCCTTCCTGGGATGGGCCACCAGATGCACATGTACATCGTGGCGTTTTGCGAAGGCGCTGAGTCTCTGCGTAAAAGCTTTCTGGGCCCCATAATGACCAAGCTCCACTTCTCCCTTCAGACTTGCGGTCATGATGTTGTCCACCAAGTACACCGAACACCCGTATCGGCGGTAGGCATACTCAAACAGGCGCAGTATGTTGTCCTCGTCATGGGCATTTGACTGTCGCAAATCGGTCAGGAGAAAGCTCCCTTCCAGCCATTGGTCAATCGCCCGAACAGCTTCTTTTGACGGCGCGTACTCCATCCGCCCCGTTCTGGGGTCCGGCTGCTCTACAAGATTCCTCGGCCCTGCGATCTGCGGCAGCACAAACCGTTTGAACTGCCTCGCCGGGAGCTCCCCGGAATAGGCACATACAGTTCGGTTCTGGTTGATTGATTCCACGAGCATCTGCCCGAGAAGCGTCGATTTCCCTTCGCCGCGCCTGCCTGTCCATACTGACAATTCGCCTCCCCGGAATCCGCCGGTGCAGTAGTCCAGCGGCACCAGCCCGGACATCATGCGGTTTTGCGAAATGGGCGCGTCCATCTCCACTTGCGACAGGTCAATCAGCCCCGGCCTCGGCACATCCAAAGCGCCAAACAAAAGGCTTTCTACCGCCTTTGGGCCAGCATTATCCAGCAGTTCGACCACTGATTCATTCCCGCGAAACGCCGCCTTATCCGCCACAAGGATAGTGACCGGCACCCACTTCTGGAGCTGGCCTACAATCTCTTCCCGGTCTGCATCGTTTGGTGTTGCGACGAATACATAGCAGAACTGGGTGATAAACTCCGTGCAGGCAGCTAAGTCCTCCCAAGCCGCATATCTGTTCTTGCACACGGCGTTAATACCAACCGCCGCCGCGTCCTCCGGCGTAGCGCACCACCAAAGCCCTGTCGGCAGGGATGGGTCAATCATTTCTGCCCGGAATGTCAGCAGCAGTGAAATATCGCTCTGGCTGGTCATGGTTCCCCCCCTTCCTGCGCTTCTCCCACGTCCGCACAGCAGCTTTCCAGTCTTTCATTTTGGCCTTCCCCAGCATCCACCCTCTGGCCGCGTAGTAGTCCACAAACTCCTGCGGGTCTATGCCGTTTTTGCGTGCAAGGCAGTATTCTCTCACCTCGTCCACCGTGGGAGGAACAAACACTTTTCTTTTTGACTCCGTAGGAGTCTTTTCTTTTGTCTTAGTCTTAGTCTTATATATGGGTAAAGTTTCTTGTAAAGGATTCTGTAAAGGAAACTGTAAAGGTTTATGTAACGTTTCCTGTAAAGAATCAATACCAGAATTTGATTGTTCCGATAGGGAATAGCGGCTCGGGGCCCCTTTTTTCCCTTGCTGGTATCGGATAAATCCAGCCTTTACAAGCTCGTCCCTCGCTCTGTAAGCGGATGGCTTTGACAATCCATTTGTCATTACCTGCAACCGAATGGTGTCTACTGGAACCCACTCAGGCCACCCAGCCCGGTTAAATACGTTCAGCAGCCTGAAGTACAAGACCTGCGCCGGAAGCGTCAAGTGGTTGTTTTCGATCCAACGGTTGAACTCATTAAGGTAATCAATGTAAGTCAACCCATCACCGCCCTAGAACGGGAGCTCTCCGTCGTCGTCCACCTCCGAGAACTCCTGCCCATTCTGTTCTGGAAATTCAGACTCTGGTGCGTTCCCCTCCGACTTCCGGCTGTCGCCAAAGTACACACTATCAGCCACAACCTCCAGGCTCGACCGCTTGTTCCCGTCCTTGTCTGTCCAGATGTTGGTTTGCAATCTGCCGTCTACCACAGCCATGCGGCCCTTGGAAAAATATTTGCTTACAAACTCCGCCGTGGAGCGCCATGCGGTCACATTAACCCAATCGGTGGTTTTTTCGCCAGTGGCCTTGTCTTTAAAATCCCGGTCAACCGCGATGGAGAAACTGACCACCGAGACACCGGACTGCGTGTGACGCAGTTCGATGTCCTTTCCAATGCGGCCCTGGATCACAACCCTATTTAGCATTTTGGCCCTTCTTTCTTGTATATCAGTTTTGATTCATCCCATCCTGGGTATAAAGTGCGGAGGTAATCCTGCATGTGTTTATGAAGCAGACCATCCGCCCCCTCGTTGTCAAATGCCGCATGGCACCGCTGGCAGCCTGTCCAAATGTTCTCTGGAATCCCAAGACCGCCCTGACTCCGCCGTATGTAATGACAGTGTGGCCCTGCGTTGATGGAGCCGCAGAGTACGCACCGCCCAAAGTCCCGCTCCCATACGGCCTTTTTGGTTGCGGCGGATATGGCGGTGGCCTTAGTCTCTCGATGCACGCGCCCACTCCCTTTCTAACTGTGCGTCCAGGATGCGAATTTGCAGCTTGTAGCCCTGTATGGCCTCCCGTGCGGATTCGTACACTGTCTGCGCAATATCTCTTTCCAGGCGCAGCCGGGCGATCTCCGCGTCACCACGGCAAATATCAGAGATAATGGTTACAGGCGTGCCCTCCGCCCTGGCTTCCAACACAGCTTTTCGAAGGGCTACCCTGTAATCGCGTTCCGCCTGCGCATATGCCCTGCCGCGGGCTCCGAGCTGCCCGATCGCCTTATCCAGGAGTGCGGACTTTGCGCCGATCTCGTTTATCAGCTCATAGCCCATACAAACGCCCGCTTTCCTGTCCGGTTGTTCAGGATAGATACACCAGAAATCCTACGGTTGTCACCATAAGCAATTTTCTCAACCGAGAAGGTGTCGAAGGTACGAAACTTCCCATTGGATTCCAGGATGTTCATTTTCTCGGAGGGTACCCAAATAAACGGTGCGGTATAGAGCTCTCTGCCGATGCCCCATCGGAAACCAGCACGTTTGAATGCGTCGCTTGCCTCTCCCTTTTTCTCGTTGCCCTCGCCGTCCTCCCTGGACTCTATTCCACAGTCCCACTTCCACGTCCAGGCGTCTCCCTCACGGATAGCAATCCCACAATACAGGTTCCCTTTGATTTCCCGGTAATCGTTCGTCCAGTTTTCAGAGCCAACCGTCTCATCCAGGATATCCATATCCGTCCTGGCCGTCTTATAAAGCAGGAGAACCGCCCCATTCTTTTTGACCTGCTTGACCTTCACCTCAATGTCGGAAGCCTCCAGCAGACGGAACTTGTCCATCACTTCACCCCCACACTGCGGCCTTGCTCAATCGAGGCATATGGAACGGGCACGCCCTCCTTAATGAGCTTGCCAATGCCAGTCTTGCTGACCTCTGGTTCCTTGTACTTGACGCACTCCGCATCATAGCCGTTCTGCTCCAGCCAGCGGATCAGGGCCTCCGGATTGGACACCTGAATGGACGAGGTTTTGCGGAAAGTGACGGAGCACCTGGCCGTCTGGAACTTCTCGCCGTCTAATGCAAGGGACAGATAGGATTTCAGCCGTTCCGCCTTGTTCTCCAGGGCCTTTCTGCGCTCATTGAGCGTGTCTGCCTCCTCCTTGATGGCCTTGGCATCGGCCATCAAATCCTTGTACCAAAGGGCCATATTCTCAACCTTAGCGTCTCGGTCCATCTGGAGCTCGGCAAACGCCTCATAGTCCATTAGTTCCCCTGTTTCCGGGTCTACTAGGCCTTGAATTGCCTGGTCAATTTCATACAGTGTCATTTTGTTCCTCCTTACATTTCTGGCACATTCCCTCATTCTGGTAAAGTTCTGCCCCGCAATTTGGGCAATTCCCTGCGGTTGGATCCTGTTGCATATCCCGGTATGGTGAAAATGGAAGCCACCACTCCATATCAGGCAATCGCCGGAAGCACCGCCCGCGGGCAGCCATCCTCGCCCATATAAAGAAATCCGGTTCGGCCATCTGACAGACGGATATGTACTGTCCCGTCCAGGGCGTTAATCTCGTCGATCGGATAGCCGATGTTCTCCATCGCCCAGCGCAGCAGGGCGGAAATATTTGCGGTGTTCAGCATTGACTTTTTCTCCTTCCAGCCCTAAAATAAGGGCAGATATCGTTTTCCATGCCGCCCTCCGGTCTCGCACACCGGGGAGCGGCGCTTTTATTTGTAAATAACGGCTTCCGCCCGTGTAATAAAATGATGAATGCCAGTAGAGCACTCGTTCCAGCGGTCATCATCAAAATCAGACACTTCAACGGTTTCCCCTATGGTATAAACAAAGTCCGGATCATAATTGCTCTTTACCTGGCCGCCAGCAGGATTTCCGTTGATATCTGTGATACTCAATACCTTGGCCTTACTGGCGCGGCATTTTCGGCTAGTAGCGGAGGACCGGCGTGCATCTGCGGGGATTTCCAACTCCACAACAAGGCCACTTGCCTTTTTATAGCCGATATAAGAACCGGAATCTGGGCATTGCAGCGGGTAAAAAACTGTATGAATATCCCATATCATTTGATCCATAGATGCACAGCTCAGGTTGGCATTGCTCAGGTTGGCATTGCACAGGTCGGCACCGCGCAGGT